GGAATGCTCGAAGCCTTAGCAAAAGCCGCTCAAATTATTGATGAGCAAACAGCGGCGTAAGCCGCCGGGAGAAGGCATGAGAAACGAAGTTTTTTACGAATGGGTAATCGAAGAGCTTGACGAGCATGGCGACATCCATGATGTTGATCACTGCCAGACTTTTGCGGAAGCTCATAAAAGTCGGCAGCACCTGCTTAACTGCCGCCACATCAACGCAGTCGATGTCGCTTCTAGACGAAGCGTAGGCAACGAACTTGATGGATTGGATTATTGGGGGTACGCATACGTTGATTTCGAAAACTTTACTATTGAGCCGAAATATTGCTCCGGTGACAAGGTTCCCAAACATGTCATCAAGCAGGTTGTTTTTGAAAGCAAACAGAGCGCAGCAAAAAAAGGATGTTCATGACAAATAAATTAACATGCAGAAGGCAGGGGTGCCAAGTTATCCTCGCTGAAGATCGTCACGCAAGCAGGCGCTTTTGCTCGCAGACTTGCTACAAAATTAGCCACAAAGCGGCGCAGAGTCCTGAAGCGATGTGTCAGGACAGCACTTGGTTTTACACCGAAGCGACTGCGGTGCTGTCCTCCGCTTGGCTGCCCGCAAGACAACCGGAAGAGCGAATTTTATCGATTGTGAAATAAACCTTTGTGTTACCTCTAACGTTATGTATAATGATGGTCAACCACAACGCAAGCGAAAGGAACATAGTGATGAGTAATTTGTTTTCAGATCTGGACCAAGGCGAGTTTGACGCTGAGCTGACAAGCGAAGTTGAGCACAAGTTTGACACCTCTAAGGGGTTGCTTGAGCAGGGTTTCAGCAAGGCGAAAATTGCAAAATTTGAGCAGCCTTGCAAGTCATGCAAGGGCGGCGGAAAGTTCATAAGCTGGACCGGGCGCATCGTTGGTGAGTGCTTCAAGTGCAAAGGTAGGGGTACAATCTTCACAAAGACGGATCCTCGAGTGCTCGAAGCTAACCGGGTAAAGGCGAAAGCAAAGCGTCACGCCGCAGCAAAGCAAAATGCAGAGGCGGCTACTGAGTTTCTCTCAGAAAACGCTGCAATCAATGATTGGTTCACGGCCAATCTAGCGAAGAGTAGCGACTTTGCAGAATCGCTTTTTAATCAACTAACAACCAAAGGTGCTCTGTCAGAGGGTCAGGTTGCTGCGATTGAGAAGAGTATTGAGAGAGAAGCTGGGTGGGCCGCCGAGAGAGCCGCAAAAGAGCAGGCCAAGCCATCCAACACCAACCTTCACAACGCTTTTTCTAAGGCGCTAGAAAGCGGTTTAAAGAGACCAATTCTTAGGCTAGAAGGTTACACGTTCAGCCTCGCGCCAGAGAGCGGCAAAAACGCCGGTTGTGTTTACGCAAAATCAGAAGAAGGCAGTTATCTTGGCAAGATTACACCAGAGGGCAAGTTTCAATCCGTCAGAGAATGCTCTCAAGTCGCTGTCGATTTTGTCAACAATTTGGGATCTGATCTTTTTGCTCAGGCTGTTGCATACGGCAAGGCAACCGGCAGGTGTTCATTCTGCGCTCGAGAGCTGACAAACGAGAAAAGTATTGAGCTAGGCATTGGTCCTATTTGCAAAGACAAGTGGGGACTTTAATTAATAACCGCGCCCTCCGGGGCGCATCAGGCGAAGGGCAAGACAATGAGCAAACAAATTACAAAGTTGATGAAGAAGTACCCACAGGTCTTCGAAAGCGTAAGCTACGAGGGCAACGGTATTGATAAATGGGGATGCCCCGAGGGTGATGGTACTTGGCTTTACTTGCAACCTAGTTGGTATAGCTTGCGAACTGAAACAAGCGCCATCCACGAATACACAATAAAGGATGTACTCGAAGCGGCCAGTGATATCTATCAAGATAAAGAGCATTGGATTAAGTATCACCCCGGCGACACCAAAGAGATAGAGCTGGTGTTGTCTGGAGCGTTTGACAAATAACCGCGCTCTCCGGGGCGCACAAAAAAAGGAAAAAGGAATGACAGAAGGACAACGACAGCGAGACAGCGCCTTACAAATGGCGCGAGAAAAAAACGCGGCGCGGCAACGGCGGTTTCAGCAGAGGCAAAAATCTCTCAACTTCACCAACGTGACTGTCAAGATATTTGACTCCGCAGAAAACAGGCAAAAGTTGAGAGAGCTTGTTGCCAACCTGCAAGAATAAATTAAACCTGTGAGCTTTTAAAACGGAGATGATTATGAAGCTAAAGCAAGTCACTACAAAAACCGGAGCGGATGGCAAAGCTGTTGATCGCAACATAAAAAACGTTGCCCTAACTGACGAAGAACTCGCGCTAATAATAAAGGTGTTTAACGGTCTCGAATACGATTGGCCTTTTGATTTTGAGCAAGAGCTTTTAGATGCCCTCGAGCATCCTATGACAGTCTTTGAAGCATAAAACGACAAGCGCCCTCCGGGGCGTTTTTTTTGGAATTAATTTACATCAAGCTGTTGTGTTACTGGTAACGTTATGTATAATGATCGGACATACAACGCAAAAGGTGAAGAAAATGGAAATGACCAACGACCGCGAAAGACTGTTAGCTAAGATCAAGAAGCTCCTCAACATGGCGAAGCACAACGCTTCGAACGAGACGGAGGCGGCGACAGCGTTACGGCAGGCGGAAGCTATGATGCGGAAGCATGACATCCAGTTTGCCGAAATTGAGGCCAAAGAATTGAACCCAAGCGACATGGCGATGGAAGGCACCGGAGAATCTCGCAACTCATCTTGGATCTGGAATTTGGCATGGGCTGCAAGCTACTTGACATCCACTATGCCAACCAAGCGATACAGCCGGGAAAGCAACGCAAGAGAGATTAAATTTGCTGGCACAAAGGACGATGTGCAAGTGGCTCTTCTCATGCACGATTATTTGGTCGGGGTAACCGAGCGGTTGACAAAGAAATATGGTGGCAGCCGCAGCGAGAATAACGCTTTCAAGCTTGGCGTTGCACAGACGCTAGTTAACCGCGCCCACGAAATCAAAGAGCAGCGCGAAGAAGAGATCACCAAGGCGAGCGAGAGCAGCACCGGTCGAGACTTGGTTATCATCAAGTCCGACATGATCAAGGCTGAGTTCAATCTCAGGTACAGCTCAGCCCGGCGCAGGAGAGTGTCTGATTGGAGCGCATACAGCGCAGGAGCAAAAGCCGGAGAGAGCGTTAGCCTCAACAGTCAAGTTGGCAACACGGCCAGAGCGCGCATCAGATAGCGGATCCGCCCCGGGTTATGCTCGGGGCTTTTTTTTCAATTAATTTACATCAATCTGTTGTGTTACTGATAACGTTATGTATAATGCTATCAACAACAACGGAAAGGAAGGATCGACATGAACAAAGTAATTATATCAGAGACAGAAATCCGCGAACTGCATAGAATCGCTCACTTAGAACCAACTGACAGGATGAACCCGTTCACTGAAGCTGCCATGTACCTCGCGCAAAAGGTAGAACGAGCAGGCGGAATTAGTGAAGTAGAGTCCGGCATGTTTAGGTCTGCGATGGAAGTTTGCAGAGACGCTTACAAAGCGGATCTTTCTGACAAAACTCGCTCGCACTTCACTACCATGCACATCGCAACGACAACCGGGTTGATTGATGTTTTGCTAGAGCGGATTGAAAACAGCGAAGAAGTTGGCGACATCTGGTCATTTCACAACGCCGCTTAGGGCTTTAAAAAGGAAAGGGAAGGATCGACATGAGCAACAATACAGAAAATTTTGACTACGCGGTAAAAGAATTTATTGCGGCGCACAAGCCAGAATGCATTAATACAGATTGGTTTGACGTTCAAGATCACATGAGAACGGAAGCGCATTATCAGGAAGACGGGCGGCGCGACATTGAAGTAAGAGGTCATGAGAGCCGCACAGGTAACCCGATTGTGATTAGTTGGTATGAGGACTGCTGGCAGATAGGTTATTACATCTTGCCTTTTGCTGAGCGCCAAACTCGCCAAGATTGGACGGTTGAAATTGTCTTTGACTTTGACTTTGACATGACGATTGATATGGCGATTGATCTTGTGCAAGAAGACAACAGGCACGACTTGGTTGTTACAGAGTGGCGAGATGGCCAGCCCTATCAAGAAGTAGACATTCAAGAATATCTGGAGTGCGCGTAGAAATGAAAATTCTAGCAGGCGCGGTAAGTTGGCAGAAATGGATTGGCGAGTTTAGCGACAGGTTGAGTCAGGAATCAAAAACCCACGGGTGGGGTTACGACGAAGACGGCGAAGAGGTTCTACTCTGCGGAGGTAATATTCCTGAATATGCGGACGGCTACGAAGTACAAGGGCAGGCGGAGTACCGCATAGATTGCAAACGTTGCGATAAGATCATAGCTGCAATCGACAGTTAAATTTAAGCCAAGCGAAGGTCAGGTGTTGCCTGACCTTTCTTTTGATTTTCTCTCAGCATAATCGATCAAATTCTCACCAAACTTCTTCGCAAACCACTGCCCCCAAGTAAAGTGTTTACCATTAACCTTTCGGTTCCGGCGCTTCCAAGCAAAGCGAGCGGCGTAATACATTTTGTCCGCCGCCCACTTCGCCTCTAATGCATCGTTATCACCACAGGTCACTGAGGTTAAACTCCGTAGTCACGCCACTATCAAAGGGCTTATAGTCCCCAGTTTCTCGACACCGCAAACCAATTTCAAGCGCCTGCTGGTTCTTCGCGTTGCCATACTCGATAGCCTCTTGCGTCAAGGTGTAGACACCATACGGATATGGGTACGCCTTCTCTTGCGCCAAGAAGTAGAACTTGTCTGCCGGCATGCCAAGGTACTCGGCAGCGGCAAGGTAGAACGCAGCTTGTTGGTAATACCTGAACGAGTTAATGGCGTTTTTAAAACCACGCGGTGACGCATCACGGCAGGTTTTCAAATCCCAAATGTCAGTCCCGGTGTACCAATCGAGCTTACCTTTGCATGGTTGACCGCACCACTCGAACACAAGTGTCAACTCAACCTTGTCGTCAGGGCTGGGAATGAACTGCTCGAGTGCGGCTCGCCGCTCCATGCAGAGATCGTACAAGCTCTGCTTGCAGGGTGTCTTGTCGCCAAGCCCGGACAGCCAATCCTCGTACTCCTCCTTGCCGGCTTTCGTTCGACGGTTGATGTCCTCCGGCTCAATCTCAAACTCATCAAAGAATTTGTGGTGCTCGAGAAAAACCGTATGTTGGACCCGGCCTTCAAGCAGCGCCGGGGACTCGGTCATTGGTTTGGCGTTCTTCCAGCTGTAAGGGCATTTGATCAGCGAGGTGAGATCGTGAGACCGCCACGCTTGCTGACCATCAACCGTTATGCCGGCATAGGTTGGGTAATCGAGATCCTCGTAAACTCCCGTTTTGTAGTCTGGCATAACCGCTCCTATGTGATCATTGACGCGAGCAAAAAGCCTGCGATGAAAGCGCCAACAAGCGCCCAGCCCGTAAATTTAGGTAAGCTCATCATCTTAATCATGAGCATCACCACGAGGGTCGTCACCCATGCTAAAGCGCGTATACCAGATCTTCTTTTTCTTGTCGGTTTTCGAGTCACCTTTGAGACCCTCCCGCCATTGATATTTGAACGATGCTATCTCTGCATATTCTTGCACTCGCTGCAAGCCGTACACCTGAACCATCGCATCAATGCACTCGACACCATCGCGCTGATAGTGAGGAGGAGAGTTGACCATATCCTCCTCAACCGCAGGCTCAAGCTCGCGAATCGCCTCGAGGTACCGTTTGTTGGCCTTCGGTTTGATCGTCATTGATTTTTTGATCGCGTAAAAAGATGAGAGCGGCAAACCAAACTTCTCGTGAAATTTGGTTGTCGATAACTTGTGCGCCTTGATTGCCCTGTCTAGCCGGGCGAGCATTCTGCCGGCATTCATTAAAACGGGATCTCGTCGTCGTGAAACTCCGCTGCCGGCTGATCCTTTGCCGGTTGCGCCTCTTGCTGCATCTTGGCCATTGCCGCTAAACCCTTCGGCGCTTCAGCCTTTCTGCCCTTGGCGTGAGCCGCAGCTATCTCGTATGACTGATCGATCATGTCGCACAGGAAGTTGGGCAGGTCCGCAAACACATCGCACATCTCCTTGCTTGCATCGTTAGACTCGTCGCTAAACTCTTTGCAGTAGTCTTCGAGGTCAAACACAACCGGGTCGTTGGCGGTTGGCGATTTCTTAGCGCCGCCGTCAGGCTTGAAGACCGATGTCACCTTGGCTCTTCCGCCAGAGGTATGCTCAACTTCTAGGTCGCAACTCACCCCGAGTATGTTCGTTAGGTCAAAAGCTTTCAGCTCTTGTTCAGTAAAAGACTTGCCGCGCCAACTCTTCAAATCCTTGTGCAGCGCGCTGTTTTCATTGAGAGACATCGTATACTGCTTGAAGATGCTGAAGGGCTGATCCTTCGATGTCCGAAGGTCGGGCAACTCCCAAAATATAAAAACCGTGTGTCGCTTCTTTGGTTCTTCGTCCTTAAACTTTTCTTCTCGAGTTCCGGCATCCGCTAACTTGTAACAAATTGCCCGGTGGGTACCGACAGGCACCGCCTCGAATTCTGTTCCACCACTTTCTTTTGCTATTAAAGCCATGATTCTTTCCCTTGGTTATTAAAAGTGTTTGCACTTGTATGTTGTACAAGTTTGCACTATCGTACACAACCAATATTGAAAAGCAAGCGGAAAAGTCTATGGCGATAAAAGTCTCACGGCCCACCAAAAATCTCAGCACACCCTTCACGGCGGATGCCCGATCAGAATTCGAAAGCTTTTTGCTGAGCAACGGTATGACCGTTGATACAAAAACCGGCCTGAAGGTTGATGGCAAGATCGGTCGCGCTTATATGGAGGTGGGCAACAAGCGCAAGCTCACCGGCTGGTACCAGCTCTGGTTGAACCAGAGTGTGCCATACGGGCGATGCGGAGATTATCGAATCGATCACGTTGAACCGACTGCCCAGTGGCGGCCCAACAACGCATCAAGATACGAGATGACCGAAGAGCAGAAAGAAGAGATTAAGCGCTTGCAGGAGGAGGCTAAGATTGATCTGGCCAACAAGCAAACGAAGGCGGCGAAGATCGCGCAGAATATCTGGAACAAGGCCGCACCAACTGAGAAGCACCCGTACCTCGAGCGCAAGCAAGTGCTGAGCCACGGTCTCAGGCAGGGCGAAGACGGCAGGCTGATAATACCCTTGCTGGACGCGCAGCTTGAGATCGTCGGTCTGGAGTACATCGATGATGACGGCGGCAAGAAATTCCTCACCGGCACAAAGAAGAAGGGCAGCTTCTACATCTTGGGCGAGCACATGTTGCAGGATGCCAAGGTGATCAACTACGCCGAAGGTTACGCGACAGCGGCGAGCTACTTTCAAGACATGGCGCAGCCGGTGATTGTGTGCTTTGACGCAGG